ATCATCAATCTGCTCACGAAGTTGTTGCCCTGCTTTACAGAGTAGAGGCTTCATCAAGACTCTTTAGATATGCCTGATAATCAGAGTTTGCAGGGTCTTTCATAAATGAATAAAGAACACCATTTTCTTCATAAGAAATAATCTCTTGTCCAAATATATTTTGTGTAACTATGTATTCTTTCATTATAACTCCGCACTAAATCCTAATGTTGCTGATGCACTTGCTCCAGCAAACCAACCGCCTTGTCCTGCTGTTCCTGATATCTGTGCTGTATTTCCTATGCTTACCGAGTCCGCTGCGGCTGTTTCTAGGCTCAAAGAGTTAAAGAAATCTTGTGCACCTGCTCTGTAAAACTTAAAATAATCCGTTCCAGAAGATGAAGATACTGTTGGAGCAATTCTCATAGTCACAGGCAATTTAATTGTTCCGTAAGCAGCAGTTGTTGTGTAATTGCTGGCGTTACAAATTGGAAGATTATCTGCTAAAACTGGTTGCCAGTAATACCTTTGGCAAGCAGCCAATTCACCTTGAATAGTTCCACCTGCACGGCTAAAGGTTGTGGCAGTTGAACCTAATTCTATTTGTACTCCAGTTATCTCAAAATAATCCGCTGCACCTGCTGTACCAACTGGAGTAAAGTAAAAATAAAAACCTAATTGAGTAGCACTTGCAGATACAGTTCCAGTGAAGGTAAATCGTTGCCAAGTTGTTGTAAGAGTGGCACTAATTGCACTAATTAAAGTGCTACCAGTTAAACCTTGATTAATGTTTTGGTCTGTGCCTGTCCCTGAATTAAACTCACCTAAAAGCAAACTTGATGCTGCGGAATAGTTTGCTCCTTTTCTTGCCCAAAAACTTAAAGTTACTTTTTGACCAGCAAATCTAGTTGAATTTACACTTTCAAAACTTTGAGTGAGAAAAATGTTTCCTGTGTTTGTTTGCCCTGAATTTCTTTGAACTCTTGCACAGTATTGAATTGTTGGCAGATTTGTAGTATCGCTTGTCGTTTGGCGGGATACAGTTGTTGCTGGTGCTGTTGCTGTAATAAGTGTGCACCATCTGTCGGCTGTATAAGTATTGTTTGGGCTTGTAAAAGAAGTGCCGCGTTGCCATATATCCATACCGCCGTTAATTACTGCATTTTTACCAGCAGCAGTAACTACGGATTGACCAAGCAGGTTTAACGTGCCATTAGTATCATTGACATCCGAAGCGGAATAGACATCTCCATTCGCATAGGTCGTTTTAAGTGGGAATCCGACAGCCATTAGCACACCTCTTTCATAGGGTCAATTCTAGTACATAACATCAAGTAAGGCCTCCTGCGTGGTCAAAACTGTTACCCATGTGTTAGGGGTGATGTCGTGGGCTACTCCTTGACACTGAAGAGTCTTAACAATAGTCGAACCACCCTGTCCATCATTGGTAATTTGCATAGTGTCAAAATAGTCTAAGTCAAGCGCTGCGGTAACACCAGCACCATAACCAAGGGTTACTAAGTCAAGGGTAATCGAGTCAATACGAATTGTGGTTTCTTTACGAGTTGTTACATAAGCGGTTGCCAGTGCTAAAGCATTGGCGTCAGTCTGCATAAGCATATCTGGAGCGGTAATAGCATGAGTAAAGTATTGAGCGACGGATGTTGCATCTGAGTAAGTCTGTGCTGTTCCGCCTACGCGTGTAACGGTTGCTGAGTTCACAATAGTCTTATCGTCAAAGGCAAATTGAATACCAGCATAGTTAATATCTGTTGAACCAGTGGCGTTAGAAAAGGCAACTGGAGTTGCTGATTGAGCATCTACAACATATTGTCGATTCTTAAACACTGCGTTTCCAGCCTTGTCAATGTAAAACGCGCCTTGTTCTGTGAACTCTGCGGTCTGAATAGCCTGAAGAACTGAGCGAGTTCCGCCTGGGTCAACTTGGCATGTTGTGTTGCCTGTCTGAATAGAACGCTGAGAGTTAGGCCATGTAACCATGTCAAGAATCTTGCCAATACGTGTTCCTGTATCTTGGCCAGCAGTAGCACCTGTGACTGTTGTTACGTTTGAGTTAAAGAATAAACGGAAAGCATCATAACAGATAAAGTCGACAAATCCCGTTTCCTGTGATGTCGGGTATGTGTACTTATATTCTGTAATGTAACCAGAAAATATAGAATACAAAGTTCCAGAGTAATTGGCTTGAATCTGAATTTTGCGTAATGGTTGAACATCGGGATAAAAAATTGAGGATGTGTTCTGGGGATTCCAGTTGCCTGTTGGGTCATTCACGCGCACAACTGCGGTTGCAGAAATGTATTTGTCCTGCAAAAGATTGCGCTCTCTGCGTGTATTAATCTTAAGGACAGAGGCAGATACATCAACAATGTTTGGAACAACTGTACCAAGTTCTGCAAAGCCTAACTGACCTGTACCCAAAACCATCACAGTACCAAATGATGCACCTTGGGTAAGGTTAATTTTTACAATAGGCGTTGCTGGTAATGCCATTAATACACCGTTGAATAGTTGATTGGAGTACCAGAAGCCTGGTTGTTGTAGATACCTTCAGTAATAGAAGCAACAAGGTCACGTTCTGTAATTGTTGAACCAGCATTATTGACAACAACGCTAATGTTTTGAACTCCACCTTGACGTGCGAGAGCGCCTAAGTGAGTATCTCCAAATCCCATGAAATCACTTAATGAGTTAGCAGGAAGTCCAGCAGCAGCATTGCCTGCTGATTCTCCAAGACGGGCAGAACCAGCATTAAAGCCGCCCATGCCAATTCCCATCGAGCCAGTTACAGGTGGTACAAAATTTGCTAGGGCCGCTAACTGTGCTGCAATTGCTTGAAGTGTCATGAGCCATTCCATAAATGGATTTGGAACATCACCCAACTTAATCATGTCACCGCGAAGTTGCCCAAGAAGTTCAGCGTCTTTAGATATAGCAATTGCTAATTTAGCAGCACCTTCAACATTACCATCATTGATTGCTTGCTCTAAGTCAAGAATCTCTTGCTTTAATCTAATGCGAACCTTGTCTTCATCAGTCTGCTTGCTTAAAGCAGCAGCCGCTAATTGAATACGGTCTATGTCAAAAAGTTGATTTGCTTTATTAAGGAAGGCTGAAAGTTTATCTAACGCAACTTTCTTTGCTTGCTCAGCAGCAATTCTCTTAATGTTATCTAAACGCTTTCTTTCAATAGCCTGTAACTCTTTAGCGCGTTTAATAGAGGCTTCTTCTGCTTTAGCCTGTGCAGCAAAGAAAGCAGCGCCACCAGGGAACTTGCCAGAAATAGCACCAGGTGCGCCCATGATTGCGCTTCGATTGGCTACGGTTCTTCCATATCCTGATAATTCTTCTAAAGCGGATGGTCGGCGAGTTCTTCTTATTCCATCAGGGCCGACAAAACCTTGTTCGTTTTCTTTGCCAATACCCTGTATTTTTTTAAGCAAGTCTGCCGCGCCAAGCAAAGCGTAAGCAATCTGGTCACCAAACTTTTTCATATTGGCGGTTGCTACTTCTAAACTGTTATCGCCTGCTAATAAGATAAAACTATCTATTAAGCCTTTTCCAATTGCTTCCTTGGCTTGGTCTGCGTTTTCTTTAAGTATTAAAAGTTGACCTGAGTATGTGGCAGCAGCGTCGGTAGCCGCACCTGCAAGGCGTGTGTCTAGTAATTTTTGTATATCTTCAAAAGATTTTAATTGTAATTCTGCTTTTGTAAGACCTGTGTTGTATTGATTAAGAGCCTTGCGATTACCAAGATATGCCTGGCTTAAACCTTTAGCCGCTTCAGCAACTCCGATATTGTTTGCTGCTGCAATGTTCATTGCAGTATTCATTAATTCTTGGGACTTTGTGACTGAACCAGTGGCGCTTAATAGAGCCTGCATTGCAGGAACTCCTTGGTCACCAGTTATGCCATAAAGCCTGCCAAGGTTATCTATATATGCTGAAACTCTTCCAGAATCAAAACCTAGTCCTAGGTTCTTCATTGTGTTGGCAAGTACAGCAGCCTCACGTTCAGCATCCATAAATGCACGAACTGAAGCCTTACCAAAATTAACAATGGCGGCTAATGATAAAGTGACGCCTAAAGTTCTGCCAAGATTTTTAACTGTACGTTCTAATTTTTGAGCAGATGTTTCAGCCTGCCTAAACGCTTTAGAGCCCGTGAACTCCGAGGCAATTCGAATGGCTATCTTTGAAACGTCCATTATGCTGCTCTCTTTACATCGACTATTGAAGTACGTTTATTAAACTTAGCGGTGACATTTTCAACTGCTTTGAAATAGGCAGCAATGACTTTGCCATTTGTTTCATCCCAAGCACGGTAAATTAAACGACCACGCTTGTCACCAATTCCTGTTGTTTTTTTAATGCCATAAATCGGCCCAAGGTTTTTATTAAACTGCGCACCTGCTTGCGGATTAACAGAATGAGAATAACGTTTTTGTGTCACATTCTTTCCAGGACCAACCCAAGGCTGACCACCTGGATTTTTACGTCCTGCGGTTTCAATAATTGCACCTAATGCAGATTTGTTTTCAATCGATGCTAATGCAGTAAAACCACGATTATTAGCGCGGCTAGGACTGGTTTTGTAACTAATGCCCTTGCGTATGATGTTTGAATCATACATAGGAAACTTTGCTTCAGAGAATGAACGACGTTGCCATCCGCTCATGATGTCTGAGTCACTAGGTATAAAACCGCGTGCGCGTGAAACAACTGGCTTTAAAGCAGCAGCAACTTCTTTGCGTAGTTCAGTTGCTAAGTCAGGCGCATATTGCTTTAATGCTTTACGTAGAGCGAGAGCGCCCACGACTTCTGTTGGCATCTCTCATCTCCTTTGCATCGTCTTGAAGAACCTTAATTAGATTCTTCAACATTACTTCATCTAGTTCTAACAAATGTTGTGGCGCGACTCCTAGCCTCACGCTTAATTTAGCGATAAGGTAGGTGACGGAATCGCGCCCTAGTTCGGGGAATCGTCATCAAGAACTTCAACGTCAATCAAAGTTTCAATGAACTTTTCCCCAAACATCGGTACGGTTTCACCAGACCTGCGAATACATTCCCAAGCAAGCCAAAAGATATCGCTTTGCTTTTGGTCCTCAATAAACGCTTTGTGAAAACCTTTCTTAGCGTAAATCTCAAAACCGTATTGCACTAATGGAGTAATTGAGTATTCCCCAACTGTTCCATCTGCCCTTGTTACTTTTAACTTTGCCATTTTTGCCCCTTAGTTTGTTTTTAGAATGTGCCTGTTGTTGCAACTACAACTGTTGAGTTACAGTTCCAAGTTACTGATTGTGCGCCAATATCTCCAACTGCTCCGTTAATATCCTGAGTTCCATTGACTAGGACGCTCATTGTGTACAAAGGATTTGTTGCTGATACTGCTGTTCCTTTTTCTTGAAGTAGAACTAGAGTAACAGTTGTTCCCCATGCAGCCTGCAATGTTGCAAGAACATTTGCTGCTGCTGTGTCGTTTAGAAAATCAATTGTTACAGAAGATGACTCCAGGCCCTTCACGGCCTTTCTGCTGCCATCTCCCATTGCAGTTACATCTAGTTCGTCAAATTGACGGTTAAGTGTTACAGATGTTACATGGTCAGAAAGGTCAACGGAATTAACCTTAACGCCGACCTTGTTATTTAGAAATACAGCCATTTAGGTTATTCCTCTTCTTTCTTAGTAGATGCTGGTTTTGGTGCTGCTGGTGTTACCTGCCCGATTTTCTTCAGGAAGGCCTCGTTCTCTTTTTCCCATTCGGACATATTAACTCCAGGTGGTTAGTACGGACAGTGACATCTCGCAAGTAAGCAATGAGCCAGAGTCCACGTTTAGAACGCTTGGCTGACTTATTGCTCCCACATTATACGTCAAGGATGACGCTGCGAGTTTATTGAACACGCCAACTAAGGCTGTTTCAATTCCATTGAGGTTTCCTTCGTTATCAAACAAAGGAACAGTGATTACCAATTTAAAGTTGGCAGTTGGTGCAATTGTATTATGCTGGTTGTTGTTAGGCGTTAGGTAAGGGTCATCTGGTGCGACAATGACAGAGTTAGCCAAAACGGTTGCAGGTGGAAACGCAAAAGTTTGCCATTGAGCATTATCAACTAATGCACTTGCAATAGTTGTGCGTAGGGTTGTTAATGCTGTTGGCATCATCCCACCATTGAGTTAGGGCTAAGCGCGTGAGAAATTAATCCTCTAACGCGTGCCATAAGTGTGTTCCCCATGCGGTAAGGCGATGGTGCAAAGTCTGGAGATACGCCGCCTGAATTGCTGGCTTGACGTGCTTGCCAGATGTCAACGGAAATCATGAGTGCTGCTTCCTGAACTGCATCATCTGCTGTCCAGTCTGTATAAGTTTCTGCTGTTACTGAGCCAAAGGGTTCAATGGGATGTTTAGGCTGAATGACCGTGTGGGTCGTTGTAACTGAAATTGAGTTCTCACCAACGGCTGTGATTGTTTTTGACCCATTGTATTTAGTGCCAGAATTGGCAATGGTTACAGTTTGTCCAATATAAAAAATTTCATTTACTAAAATATCAAAGTATAAAGTTCCTTCTCCAACAATGTTGCTATGTGCTACTGCATACCATTGTGGATTCCACAACATTGGGAGAAGAACGTCATCTGCCGCATCGCATGTTGTTTGAAGGGTTGCGTCATTATACAACGTTCCCACTCCAAGTGCTGAGCGAAGTTCTGCAACTGTGCAAAGTGACATTTCTAATCCTTTCTAAAGACTGGGAGTGAGGCAAGGGCTGCGCCCCACTCCCAGCGACTTAGTTGGCTTGAATTAAGCCTGGAAGTTGTAGCGGTAAACTCCGCCGCCATCCTTCGCAACATAAATTGCAAGGTATCCGTATAGGTTGATTTCAACTTCACCTGTTGTAAGTACGTTTACACGTAGGTTAGTTGTTGGTGATTCCCAGACATAAACTGAATCTGGTGCAACAAGATACATTGAGTTATCGCCTGTACCTGTTGTGATGTTGTGGTCAACAATGAGGTTTGTACCAAGAACGTCACCAACAACAGATGTTGGACGAACTGCGCCTGATTGGTTCATTGGTGAAGCAGCAGTGTAAAGTGCGCGACCTGTTGTATCAGCATAAGACATAATTTGACCCCATTGTGATGGAGATGCAATAAGTGCAGATGCATAATCTCCACCAGTGTTGCCATAAATCTTTGCTGCGTTCACTGAAATAAATGATTGAAGTGCTGATGCTGAAAGCGCACGACCATCATCTTGTTTTCCATTTGCTGTCAATGCTGCAAGAAGTGCTGTATCTGTTGCCTTCTCGTATGCTTTCCGAAGTTCACCCATTAATAATTCCATAAATGCAGGAGAACTTCTGTCGATGAGTTCAAAACTCACACGGTTAAGTCCGCTGAACTTATTTATTGAAACGGTGTCATAGGCTGAGGTCATCCCAGTTTCTGATGGTGCTACACCTTCATCTGTATCTGCAACTGTTGGTGCTGTGTTTGGATTTGATGAAGCGTTTGTATATAAACGAGGAACAGTGAATGACATTCCACTTTCAGTTAATCCTGCACGCTTTGCTGCATTAAATGCAGGACGGCCTGTGAAAGTATCTGTGATAAATGTATTTAGATGTGGTGCAAGTGTTAGACCAGTGTTTGTTGATGTTGAATCATCTGCTGCACGAACTGTGCGGCGTGCATCATCATCACCAAGTGCTGCTTTGATGTTTGCTTCTAGATATTGTGCTGAAGTGATTGGTGCAACACGCTCGCGTACATTTGTAACGCTAACTGTTGGACGTGAGGCCTCTACCGCAGGGGTTTCGACCTCAGGAGTTGTTGCCTCTGCTGGAGTATTCTCCACGACGGCCTCGCTTTCTGTTGGTTGGTTTTCTTCAACGTTTTCTTCTACTGGTGCAGAATCTTCCGCTGAAATTTTTGTGATTTGTGCTGACTTAAACGCAGGTTCTGTTACAGCAGATACTTCGCGTAGAACACTTGATGTTACGTGCATAACGCCATTGCGTGAAGGCTTTGAAGATTTAACTTCTACGCCAACACTTAATCCTGTAACTAAACCTTCTTGCGCCATTAGCAAATAGTCTGTTGCCTTACTTGAACGACTTAAAGAAAACACAGCATAAACGCCATCTGCACGTGTTTCAAAGGATTGAGCGCGACCCAGAGGTTGTTTAATGTCATGTTGCGCCAAAAGGCGGATGGACTTAGGTTCTGGTATCTCTATTGAATCGCGTTCAAAAATAACTGCGCCTGCTGAAGTATTTCCTACTTCGCCTGTTCCCATTGGAACAATCTTGCCGCTAATTGTTCTTTCCTCTACTGAAGCAGTAAGTTCTGCTGCTTCCAGGGTAAATGTCATCATTTCAGACATTACATACCGCCATTTCCATTAGGTGTTTGGTCTGTCATTTCCATTGCCTGTTCTAAAGTAATTAGGCCTAAGGAAAGAAGTTTTTCAATTACGAGAAGTTCCTGCATAGGGTCTTGACGTAAAAATTGTTTGTCTAAATCGAAACGAATTTCGTTTCCATGTGCAGTTACGTCATCGAGGCTGAGTCTGTCCTCAATCGCTGAAATAAATGGCTGCAAAGAGTACGCCACAAAGTCTTTGCGTGAATCAAGAACATTTGTGTATGTATAAGAAGAGTTCATATCTGCTGAAACATAGATAGCAGGTACGTTCATCATTCTTGCAATTTCAGTAGCAAAGAATTGCTTGCTTTCGTCGTACATCATTTCCTTAGGTGAGAAAGATGTCGCTTGGTATTCTAAAGTAGATGTGAGATAGGCAGTTGCACGGTTATTGCGTGCAGACTTCCACGCTGCTAATAATCCCTGGACTTCTTTAGGGTCTAGGTCAGCACCGTTGTTCTTTAGTACGCCTGAAGGCATTGGAGTTGCCGCAGCAATTGATGCAGCCTTATTTAAATCTGCTGCTGCACGAATAAGTTCTTTACCGCGTGCTAATACGCCTTCATCAAATGCTTGGAATGTAATTAAACTGCCAAGGCCTTCCATTGGCACTGCATAACCATCAACATAGTATTGAGTTACATATTCGTTTTCGATATTCAAATCAAATGTAACGCGAGTGTTAGCAACCCACTCAAAACGAGCAGGACGGCCATCATCTGCATAAAGTTCTGTAACTTTCCAATATGCAACGCCGTAAAATAGTAATGAGTCAACAGTCCAAGCAATAGTTACTGAACGTGGCTGCGACTTAGATGGTTGTTCTAACCAAACTGGTGAACCTAGTTCTTCGCCTGTTGATTTGCGGTATAACTCTAAAGGAATTGAAGCAATTGTTCCTGCAATTAGATTGCGGCATCTTGCAAGGGATGCAATAGACATTGCTTCTTCGCGACGGATACCAAGGACACCATAATTGTAAAGATTGTAATTCTCAGACATTAACTGCGGCGCATATTGCGCGAGAATTGATGATTCCTGCTTTTGTGGTGCTTGCGTATTAAAACGCGAAAAAATACCCATTTAGACAGTGTATCACATTATGTCTAACATTTGACAATTTCGTGTCGTTGTGTCTAGGCAACAATTTGAGGTCGTGAAACTGGCATAGATAGTTTGTGGACCACCATTGCAGTTGCAATTGCTCCAGAAACATCTCCAGCGCTCTTACGTCTTACTATTCTCCAAGCAGTATCGTTTGTCTTGGCTGCACAGTTGTTAAACATCTGAACTAATTCCTGTTGACCCTGGTGCTCAACCCTAGAGTTCACAAAACCGTCAAGAAGTTCCCCACACGCCTGATAGAAGCGCTGACCAGAACAATCTTCCACCATAACGCCTGCATTAGAAAGGCGGTCTGCAATTGACTGTGTGGTGTATTTGTCAAACATCACCGCACGCGGTTTCCACTGGTCACAGAGCGCTTTTATGTCTGCTGCTATCTTTAAATCATCTACTGCGACTGAGTTCTCCCAAGTCTGCATTAAACCAAACCCTATTTTGCCAGAAGGAAGAATCTGGCCAGCAATAATGCTTGCATTGCGTCTTGATGGACTCACGTCAAAAGCAAAGATTGTAATTGGCCCAGGTGACATTACTAAATCACTATTTGATGTTTCTTCAATAACGCCAAGCGGCCAAGGTGATTGTAATGAATCGACCCATTGGCAAAGCGTTTCAGTTCTGGTTGTTTCAACGCTAGATGTTGCAATCGATTCCTCAATTGCTTCTTCTGACACTGTATAACCAAGTGCAGGGTTCGCCATTGCCCATGCTTCGCGGTCATCTATCTTGCAATACTGTGGTGCGCTATATTCGTAATAGCCTAAAGACTTAGGTGGATAAGAACGCGCTCTTTCTATGATTGAATTGAGCACTGTGCTAAAAGCATCACCAGCATTGGTGGTATAAAGCGCTTGCGCATTAGCGCGTGCGCGTGTAACAGGCGTTGCTGCTTGAAATGCTTCTTCTGAGATTTCGCGTAATTCGTCAATCCATAAATAGTCTGCTGTTCGACCACGCGAGCCATCTCTCGTTGCAGCAACAACATCTAAACGTGTGCCATCTAGTAATTCAATGGACTCTGTTCCATTTGCATACCTAATCTGCTTAACCATTGCCTTCATAGTCGGATTACCTTCGATGATATAAGCAATCTCTCGAAATGAAGTCAATGCCATGCTTCTATTAGAGGACATAATAAGGATGTTCTTAGAAGGCCACTTAAAGAGGTGTGCCAAACAGAGCATACGCGCAAAATGACTCTTTCCAGATTGGCGTGCAATTAATAGGAGGTTTGACTTGCGAATAAAATTACCTTTGCTATCAATAGCCAACATATCTTTTGCAATGAACTTTTGCCAAGGTAAAAGCGGTTGACCAAGCATGTCAGCAATATCTTCTACATCTTTTACCAGGGATTTACCTTTGAGGTAAGGACTGTGAAGCCTTGGTTCAGTTGCCCCTCGTAAGACTTTTTTCTTTTTGGTTTGTTCTGCCATCACTCTGGTTTATTTTCCGATTGAAACGGACTGGTTCGAAGCGGTTTGGACCGTGTCGGGGAGGGACGTTCTGG